CGTGCCGCCCGTCTGACTCTGATCATGCCAGACTTGGACTGTACAAGTACTTCCCGTGCAAAAATTCGTTATGGCTGATTCGTCTATTTCCTCACCTACAAAGCCAATCGTCTGCGTCGTTCCATCGCTTGCCCGTCTAATGGTCATGCAAGCCCCTGAGTAGTTCCCGTTCAATCTACGGGTGCCGTATGCCGCCGCTGCTCCGCTTCCATACGTCTCATTGAGCAAGCCCGTGAATGTCGGTGCTGCTGCTACCTCTTCCCATGTCTGTTTGAGGCTAATCGGTACAGTGCCGCCCGTCCTCGCTTTGAGGTATTCAAGTAGTGCCGCCTTGACCGTAGCAAATGACGCGTCGTCCGCGGGAGCAGGTGTGAACTCAACCCATGTACCCGTGTCGGGGTCTGCGAAACCTGCGTCAGAATAGTAGATTTTCCTTCTGATAATCTTGCCCGCTGTCGGGGTGTCGCTGCTCGCGCTTTCCGCTAGTCCGTTACCTTGAGCCGTACACGTGAAATACAGTTCCGTTGTTGCCGTCGCTCCCGTTCTTAGTGCCTCAGATTCGGTTTCGTACCGCTGATGGAAGTATATGTCATCCGTCGGTAATTGTGAACCGGATATATCCCACGATGCACCGTTGTAAGTGAGTAAAGAACCAAAGGCCGCGCCCGTTGTGTTTACGTCGTCTAGGTCGCCTAAGTCCGTTGCACCCGCTGCACCCGGTAGCCACTTACCCGCACCATAGACCAAAGCTTGTCCAAGTGTCGGTGTGCCGATAATTTGCACATCGTTTAAATCGTCTAACTCCGTCGGTACGGATGTAGTGTCCGCCTTTAAATCCAACGCCGTTTGTGTGGCCGTGCTGATTGGCTTATTTGCGTCGCTCGTGTTGTCTACGTTACCAAGTCCAACGTCAGACTTGTTCGCTGAATCGTTTACCCATTCGTCACCGTCGTATCTGAAGAACTCTCCCGTCGAAGGTTGGGAGATAATTACATCGGTGAGATCGTTCAGGCTGATAGCTCCCCCATCCGCTGCGTTTATCCAAATACCGTTGAGGTATTTAATCACCTGACCATTGGCCGCGTTGGTAATAGTGACATCGGTCAGAGCTTCAAGGGTTTCTACGCCTCCCGTATCCAATGTAACCACGCCGTCACCGTCATCGGTTAGAGTGCCGTTAGTGACCTTAATAGTTCGAACGGACTGAACGTCTGTTGTACCGTCAAGGGTGAGCATACGAAGGACACCGCGTCGAGCATATACTACCTCACCGCCTCCAGGAGCAACCCCATCGATTGGAGCATTGCAAGCATCCCACTCGTAAGGGATAGCAACCGATAAATCGAGCAGCACACCGGAGAGGACGTTCTTCGTCTCTTCTTCGAGTGGTGTAGTCGTAGCGTTTACAACCTCATAATCTTGAGCGAACAAGAAGATGTTGCCACCCATTCTGATATCAGCGAGGATATCTTCTGCGCATTGCTCAGAATCGGAGATAGCTTCCTTTTGTGGAATAACCTTCCCTTTCTTGTCGTGAGGTACATCGAGGATATATACCTCAAGGTTGTATGTCTTTGTTCCCGCGTCGTATGTCGCTCCCGTATAAACGAGATGCATCAACGGGAACTCTTCGAACTTAGAGAGGTCTACGTCATCGGGAGAGCCAAAGGAGAAGCTCTTGATGAAGAAGTGATTCTCTGCGAAGATTTCGAATCTCTCGACTATGTTATTGAACGTGATCATGTGCGGCGCGGTCTTTTAAATATGCGAGGTGCTGGAAAACAACTTGGACAGGTAGCGACGTAATCGAGTCCATCTTGAGGACGTTTTCGCCTGCGAGGGTGTATAGGATGTGATACCATCCCCACTTTTCGCCAACCGGGTCGCTTCCTCCGCCACCCGAAGTAAAGAGGACTGAATAGAATGCAGCAGTTCGTTTCTGGTAGTCCAAAAAAAAAGCAGCGTTCCCGATACTAAGTCCGCAGGCATCTCTTCAAACGCAGAAGCGTCTTCTTTGGCTGTGTACTTCTTTATCTCGTAGCTCTCTCCAAGCTCATATGTCACCTCACGGTATAGGATCGCCATAACTTTGTGAGCGTTCTTCCAGAAGTCTTCGAGGTAGGTCTCAAGGTCTATCCATTCACCCGCTGTAAATGCGTCCCAATCGGGAATAAAGCCCAATCGCTTACCGTCCATTTCAAGGACTTTCTCAAAGCGTGCAGTCTCTTGGGTGAGTAGGTTGTCGATATGCTCTCCTGCGGCCTCCAAGAGCTTCTGAGGCATCTTCCGCAGTTGTGCAACGGACTTACCGGAGCAAGCGGATACCCGTTCAAGGGGATTCTCTGAGGTCATCATAACTTGGAGTTCACCGAGTGAAAGGTCAGACCATCTGTGAGGGAGCTTGAGTTCCATTATCTTATTAACTTGTTCTTGTTGATTTCCTTACCCGATAGCATATGAGCCGAAGTTGGGGTTCGTTTGATTCCATGTGATTCCATACCTCATCGCATCGATAGCGTGATTAAAAGAATCGACGGGTTCATTTAGTTGCTTGCCGTTCTTGTCTTCTTTCCACTTGTAGTTGCGTAGCTCTCTAATTAGGTTGACACTCCGAGAAGTGACCGCAAGCGGGCGAGAGTGGAGGAATGAGATTCCGCTTCTAATCGAGTCGCGTCCTTTCCTTGCTCCGTGAGTATTGAATCCGTGAGCATGTATCTCGTCGATGCTCTTGGGTTCTGCGGAGTCACAGATAACAACATCCGATCTATCGACTTGATTATCTCGGAGCATTTTCGCAATATCTGAATTAGTGAGTCTCGTCGCATAGCATATCTCATCGACGGCGAATCCGTGCCCGTCGGTGTAGATTCTGACAACTGCTGTAGGGTCGTTCGTGTATCCGAAGTCAAGCCCGATGTTGAGGAGTTTGTATTCCTTTGGTATCTGGTCTATTTCTTTCCAATGGGTGAAGATGGTCGCTTGTGATGCCCCTCGTTCTCCAAGTCCGTAGACTCTCCAGAAGTTCTCGTCCACGTCTTTAAATCGTTCGATTTCCATGACCACACTTTGCGGAAGGAAGGGGTTGTCCTTGTACGTTGTTTGAAAGAAGTCCGCGTCTTCTCGTGGGATGACTTGTTCATATATCCAATGGAATTCGTCTGATGGGTTGAAGTCTATAATTGTTCGCTCTGTGGTTCTGAGCATAAGCTGCCGCCAATCTTCGAGGCTCAGTTCGTTGGCTTCGTTTATGAAGAGTATCTCCCGCTTCCGTCCTCTGACCTTTTGCGGTTGGTCTACCGATATAAACTCTACGAGGTTGCCCCATAGCTGATAGGTGCCTTCGCTCTTGTTGTGAAGCTCTACGTTATACACTCCCTCTTTGTTCAGTATCTCGAAGAAGTCTCTCATCGAGGTAGCACGAAGAGCAGGGTATGTCTTGCGGCATATGGTGATGACCAGTCCGGTGTTCTTGTGGCAAAGCTCAATGAGAGCCGTGAGAATACTGAAAGTCTTTCCGCTACGACTTCCGCCTTGATGAACTTGAATCCTGGCCTTTGATTTCCGAACGTGGTAATATGTTGCCGCTAGTTTACTCATCTAACCACGAGAGGGGCTTCTTCTCTTGTATCTCTATCTCTTGCCGTTCTATATATCCTCGCTTTTTGCCTTTGGTCTTCAAGAAGAATATCGTCGCTGCGGGGTTGCCTTCCTTTACGAGCTTATAGAGGTGCGATTCTGCGAAGTCGAGAACGCTGTCTTGAATGGAGTCGACCGCTTTCTTATAGTCCGCGTCGGCCTTCATCCAAGCGTAGTGAGTGGAGCGGTCTATACCTGCCACCTTCGCAGCAGTTGAGACAATACCAAGCGACTTCTCCAATGCTTCTAGCATCGCCTTTTTAAGTGTCGGATTTTGTTGGTTCATTGCTTGCTTGCTTTCTTACCGGTGAAGTCCTCCCATCGCTTTACGATGACATCGCAATATTTCGGGTCTAGTTCCATCCCGTAACATTTGCGTTTTGTTTTCTCTGCTCCTATAAGTGTCGAGCCTGAACCGAGGAAGGGTTCAATAGTTATTGATCCACTTGGTGCGCTTGACTTCATGACTCGCTCCATCATCTCGACGGGTTTCGGTGTAGCGTGTCCGAGCCTCTCTTCTCCCTTGACTCTTTGGAATTGCCAAACCTCCGTCATGTTGTCGTGAGTGTTGTCAAAGAATGCGCGGGTCTTGTAGAACTCCTCTTTTATTCTGTCGTGTTCGCGCTTCAAATCGTCGTGTTCGCGCTTGAAAGCGTCGTTTTTTGCTTCTTGTTGGAGTCTCTTATATTGCTCCTTTGTCGGCATCGACCATTGACTTTGTGAAAACCAATGGTCTGCCATACGCGGATGAAAACCAAAGAAGCCCGCGACAACTTTGTTGTTCCACCCCATTTTGTCCCGTTCCGTTTTTAGGTAGGTTCGGAGCGGCTCCCATCCTTCCCAATAGTTGTCCGCGTTATTATTGAATCCTTGCTCTCCAAGCATAAAGAAAAGAGCGCGTTCACTTCCGTTTGGATACATTCTAAATCCTTCGGCTCCCATATGGCTAATGCCTCCCGCACCGGCATCTCCTTTATCCCAAACAACTTCGTTTCGCATTGTCATCCGTTCAAAGTCTTTCAACCCGCCACGATACCACAACCGCCAAAGCTCGGGAGCGTTGCCCCAAATGTACGCGCTCGCGTTGTCCTCGAGGTGTGGACGAAATGCTCTCCACCAATCCATTTGAAACGCGTCTAATTTATCCGCGTACAAGTTGTCATTGAGTACCCCGTCTTTCTCTTTGCCCATTCCGTACGGTGGGTCTGCGTGAATGAGGGTGGCCTTCTCTCCGTTCATGAGCTTCTCCACGTCCTCCGTCTTCGTAGAGTCCCCACAAAGCAAACGATGGTCTCCCAAGATATAGAGGTCACCGAGTTTGGTCTTCGCTTCTTCGGGTACTTCGGGAACGTCGTCGGGGTCGGTAAGTCCTTCCGTCTCTTCGGGTTCTCCCGTCCAGACATCGAGTCCCCATTCGTTTAGCTCTTCCGCGTCCCATTCGTTTGCGAGTATATCGAAGTCGTTCTCTCCTGAGCTGACGTTATCCTTGATGATGAACTCTCTGTCTTTAGTCTCTCCCCATGTTGCCATGTAGACGGGTGCTTCTTTCAGTCCTGCCGCTTTACACGCTTTGAACCTCATATTACCACCGATCACAACCATCTCCGGGTTGACGACGATAGGACGGGCTTCGAGCATCTCTGGAAACTCCTCAATACTCTTCACGAGCTTTTGGAATTTCTCGTCTTTAATTATCCGAGGGTTCGTCGGGTTCGCTCTCAGCGTCGAGAGTTTCATTAGCTTGGTTGATGACGGCTTCAAGGAGGTATCTGAATTCTTCATTATGTACGGCCATTGTAAGTAAAAGCGTCGCGGGATCATTTCCGGTATGGAGACGCAGTACCTGCGAGTTATCGGTTATTAGGATGAAATTCTTTGCGTGTAGTAATGCTTTGCGTGCTGCTCTCATGTCTCGTAATGTGTTATCCGTCCTTCTACATCTCTCGCGACGTTCTCTAGACGGTCTCGGTCGTACCAAGTTAGATTGTTTTCTCGTTTTACGAGGTGCTCTTCTCGACCTCTTTTCATCATGAAGAACTCCTCCTTCTTCTCTTGCTTTAAGAACTCACGGATATTGTC